CGCCCCACTCGCGCCACTTCGCGTTGGTCGCGTCGAGCGGGCCGAGCAACTGCGTCATCCAGTTGTAGACAGAACCCAGGCCATCGGCGATTGCCTTCACGGCCGGACCGGCCGGGCCGAGACCTTCCATGAAGCCCTTCCCGAACCCGGCGAAGAACTCCTTGATGCCCGCCCAATTGTTGTAGACCCACACGCTCAGAGCCGTCAGCGCGACGACCAGCGCCGTGATGATCAGACCGACCGGATTGGCGACCAACGCCCACATGGCGACGCCGATGGCCCGCAGAGCCGTCAACGGGAAGAGCAGGATCGACCGCCCCAGGGCGAGCAGAGAGCCGCCCAGGGCCGAGAGCGTCGCCCCTGCCCCAAGAGCCGTCAGCATGCGGAAGCCCACAGCCATCGCCGCCAAGCGGCCTACGGCGGCAGCCCCGACTCCAGCGATCACCCCGGCGAGCAGCCGGAACGGCAACAGCATCCCGAGCACCGCGAAGTTGAGCCCGCGCATCGCCAGAAGGGCCACGCGACCGAGCGAGCCTAGGACGAAGAGCAGCGGACCGGCTGCCGCAGCCGCAGCGGCGAAATAGACGCCGGTCTTCAACAGCGCAGGGTTGGAGGCCGAAAGGCTTTGCAGCGTGTCCGCGAGCTTCGTGAAGGCGTTGGCAATGTCGTTGCCGACCGACTCGACGACCGTGTTGCGGAACTTCTCCCAGGCAGCGCCGAGCTTGAGCAGGACGGCAGGCAAGCCTTGGTTGGCGATCTTGTATTGCTTCCGCGAATAGCCGTCCGACTTCTCTTCGACCTCTTTGATCATCGCGGGCAGATCGGCCTTCAGCAACGCCATGTAACGCGAGATATGGCGAGCTTCGAGAATCTGCGCGATGTCGCCGGTGGTCGCGACACCGTCGTCCATCTTTTTCTTCAGGTCGGTCATGAACTTCGTGATGTCCACTTTCGACCCCGCAGCAGCGACGGCGTCGTTCACCGACTCCGAAATCTTGTCGGCATCGACGGCCGACGAACTACCGATCGCTCCCTGAACGGCCTTCGTGATCGCGGCCGACAACCCCGCGTGATCGCCCTTGTTGTTCTTGATCGCATCGGCGATCTGGCCCTTCACGCTGCTCGCGTCGATGCCGTCCGCCTTAAGGTTCTCAAGGACCGTGTCGGCCGTGACGGGGCGCGCCTGGGTGTAGTCGGACAGGTTCATGCCGATACGGCTCAGCGCCTTCATGCCCCCCTTCGGCATTTTGACGAGACGCACTATGGCCGAACGCAGCGCGACGCCCGCTTCGGAGCCGAGCACACCGGCCTTCGCGAAGGCCATGACCATCGCCGTGACGGAGTCGAGCGAGTTGCCGGTCGTCGCCGCAACGCCGCCCGCATACTTGAACGACTCCGAGATGTCCTTCATGGACGCGACCGTTGACACGGCGGCGTAGACCATGCGGTCGGTGACGACGGTCGAAGACTTCATCGCCTGCTCATAGGTCTTCATGGGCATGCGGAACTGCGTGATGGTCTTGCTCAGTGACGCGCCGACATCGGCAGGCGTCATGTCGCCAGCCAATGCGGACGCTGCCAAGACCTGTTCGAGCGCACCCTTGGCCTGCTCGAACGTGAAGCCCGCCTTCAGAAGCTCGGTCGCCGATTTCATGATGCCGGTCGCGCCGCCAGCGTCATAGCGACCGGCCAAGTCCTGCGCCATCTTCGAAAGCTCGACGCGCTGCTCTTTGGTCGCTTCGCCCAACGCCTCGACCATGTTGCCAGCTTTGGCGAACTCAGCCGCGTCCTTGATCATGCTCGCGCCGAACCACGCGCCGGGCGTCGTTACACCTAGCGTAGCGTTGCGGCCGTGGCGCTGGATCGCGGCCATGCGCTTAGAGGTATTGGCGAGATGGTTGTTCACCGCCGCAAACGGCGCATTCATCTTTGCAGCCATCGACGCGAGCGAAGCTCCCAAGCTGTTGACCTGGGTCTTCGCTGCGTTGACTGCGGCGTTGAGGCTGGGGCTGACCTTGCCCCCGATATTGACGAATACGGAGAAGCCGGTCGCCATGCTACTTTGCCTTCATCGCCTTGTTGATGTCGGCCTGAAGCTTCGTTGCGTCTTCAAGCCAGCCGTAGAAGTCGTCGAGGGACATTTCCTCGACTTCTGAGATCGTGAAACCGCCTTTGGTCAGCCGAATGAGCGTCAAAATCCCCTTGCGGAGATCGCTTAGCTCGACTGACCCCCACGAAAAGCGTCGAGTTGCGCTCCCAGCTTCATGGCATCGATCTCGTCGAGCTCTGCGATCACGTCCGGCGACACGTTGCAGAGGTCGGCCAGAAGCAGGATGCCCTTGTCGGCATCGTGGCCCTTGAACTTGGCGGCCTTAAGCGAGTCCTTCGTCTTCGGGCGACGCATGGTCAGCGACTTGTAGTTCTTGCCGTCCACGTCGAACGGGAAGTCGAGCGTGATTTCCGCCGACAGCCGCATGTCCTTCTTTACTTCGTCAGTCACAGTCTAGTTCTCCCGCATAGTTGTGGCCGACCCGCCGTGGCGAGGTCGGCCGTTGGTGGTGATTGGTTACATGCCCATCGCAGTCCGGATGGAGGCAAGCTGATCCACGCCGTTGACGATGCGGATCATGTTGTCGATGTCGATCTCGACGACGACGGTGTCCTGAATCTGAATCTTCATATACCGGATGGACATCTCGGCTTCGTTCTGAGTCAGGTCGCCTGCTTTCCAGGTGCCGAGCGTGTTCTTCTTGAAGCCGCCGTGCAGATCGACGGTCATCGGGATCGCAGTCTCGCCGTCACGCTGAAGCGCGCCGCGAAGCTGGATACGGGCGGCGTTGCCGTCCATGTTGCCCCAAAGTCCGAGAATCTGGTTGGCGTATTCGCCGAAGGTGAACTTGGCGGTCAGAGTCTCCAACCCCATGTCCAACTCGACATTGCCGTCCATACCGCCGCCGCGATACTCTTCGGTCTTCACCGAAAGTTCGGGCAGTTCGACTTCGGAAATGCGACCGGCATAGCCGACGCCATTCACGAAGCTGTTGAAGTTGCGAAGTACGCGCGGGATCATCTTTCGTCCCCGTTATGCGAAGAGGTTGCGGATGTAGTCCGAGACGAGATGCGACCGGAAGGTCACACGCTCGGCCGGGTACGGCGGGGTGAAGTCATACGAGAACGTCACATGACCCCGGGAGATGTCGGCTTCGGTGTTGAACTCGGGATCGACCCAGCAGTCGCCGCCGAGGATCGCACCGCGCACGCGAAGCTGCCGCATGTACGCCTTCACCGACGCGACCACGTCCTCGAAATACTGCTTGGTGATCGAGCGATCCACCGCCCAGCGATGGGCCTTTGCGATGGAGATGTCGATCATGTCGCCAGTACGCGAGACGGACAGGAAGGCGAACTTCGGGTCGGCCGAGCAGGTGCGGTTGCCCCACAAATACCAGCCTTCGTCGCGGATGAACGTCGCGATCTCATTCTCGTTGAGAATGTTCGCGCGGCTGTTCTTGTCGCCGAAGGAATAGTCGATGGGACGACCGAGACCGCCGATGCCATAGACTTCCTTGTTCGACGGCGACTCCCAAAAGCCCTTCTCGTTGTCCACGCGCGAGATCAGGCCCGCCACTCGGGCCGACGCATGTTCGAGCGAGTAGGTGTTGGTCTTCACGGACCAGCCCGACACGGTCGGATCGACGATGAACACGCGGCGCGTGCCATGGTCGTTGCGATAGGCGAACGCAGCGGCGTCGGTGGTCGAGGGACCATCGGCGATGATGTGCGCCTTCAGACCGTCAGCCAGTTGCTTCAACTCGCTGACGACCGGGTTCGCCGCCGATCCGATCTGGATCGTGACGGTCGCGCCGGTGCCATCGCCGTTGATGGTCGCGGTCACCGGCGAGACGATGCCGTAGCCGAGCGACTGAAACTCAAGGCCGGTAATCTTGCCGCCGGTGATGATCGGCGTCGCGGTCGGCAGAACCGCACCCGCACCGCCGCCAGTGAACGTCACGGTCGCTTGGGTGTAGTCCTGGCCCTGCGCGGTAACGGTATGACCAGCCACGCCGAGCGGGCGCTGATGAGTGAAACCGGGCGCGATCAGGATCATCGGGGAGACGCCGCACTCGGCTTCAGCCGCGCGGAAGACGTGAATACCGGTGAACGCGCCGGTGCCGGCATCGACGCCGCC